TAATACATTTGTCAGGGTTAAGTGTCCAACCGTACTTGTTAGCTTCTTTTGCTAAGCTGTCAATTGAAACGAATATGTCTGATCCTCCGACTCCATCATCTCCATGTGTGTCTAAATCTTCCATTGATTGTCCTGAAACAATGTTCCACAAATAGTTAATTCTAAACTTGTTAATAATACTATCAACAATGTTTGTCCAATAACTTCCAGATGGTACTCCTGTGTTAACAGTGTATACTACTCCGTCTGGTCCAACAACCTTCTTATATTTGAATAGTTCTCTCATTAAAATGAACGCTGATCTGTCTTCTTTGTTCTTGAAGTTCATTAAATATTCAATGATATCAAAAGCAAGGTCGATTTCAAAACGTGTTGTCGTATTGTCAAATCCTGACCAATCATAAGTGTAAATCCACTTGTAATCCCGGTTCAACTGAGTGATTTTCTCAGGAACAGAATAAATTGGATCATCTCCTAGATGAATAAAACAACTTTTCTTAATAACCTGTTCAATAAATGGTTGTGCTGATAAACCTTCAGCAATTATATGCTGGAATGGTGATCCCCATACAGCTCTAACTTTGAGTTTATCAAAAATATTGGTTAGTTGTGTTCTTGTGTAACCAATATAAGGTGTACTGTCCACAATAGCTTGATCAAATTGCTCCCCGTCAAGTTCGTGAAAGTCCAAAATCATTCTTTTAGCAATGCGCATCGCTCTTTTATGATTTTCTCCTCTTTGTTCGCCTTTCTTTCCTAAGAAACCGTATCCTGCAGATGAGGATCCAACGAATTGTACTTGATCCAGCTCGGTTCTAACTCCAAGTGATATTGGTGCAATTCCTGAATTCTCTAGCTCGATTCTGATCTCTTCCTTTACCTTGTTTGCAATTTTCATGTTCCAATCTGATGCAATAGGGTCTGGGCGATTGTATTTAAGGATTGATTCTAAGTGAAAATCCTTAAGGTAATAACTCCTTGAATAACCTTTCAAATAAGTTTCTTCACAATTCTCATCGTAAGTAAGTAGCTCATTTAAAACCCAAGGGTCAGTATGTGTTAATCCTTCTTCTCTGGAGAAGGCGTATTGTTTACTGAATCCAATACTATACATTCCTTCATTCTTGAATGAATGTGCATCTATTTTAGTGCTGTCTTCTGACATCGTAAAGTAGATTTTAATTATTGTTTATAACTAATCCCGAAGGACTATATATG